CTTCTGCAGAAGATGATAGCACATCTGTAAAGATGACAACTTGTAGATTAGCAAGTCAAATACTAGGTAATAATCAGAGAGTATGTGTCTTTGTAGGTGCAAATAATACACAATATAGAGAATATGTACCATATGATGCAGGTCCTTGTCCAAGACAGTATCAATGTCCTTATAGACCAAATGAAAAACCATTTGATATTAAACGTGTGATTAAAAATATAAAGGAACAATTTAAATAATGGCATTAGCAAAATCACAAAGATCATTAAAAGCGTGGAGTAAACAAAAATGGAGAACGAAATCTGGAAAGCCCTCATCGAAAACTGGAGAAAGATACTTACCAGAGAAGGCAATAAAAGCATTAACTCCACAGGAATACGCAGCGACAACAAAAGAGAAAAGAAAAGGCAAGAAGGCAGGTAAACAATTTACTAAACAACCTAAAGGTATTGCAAAAAAGACTGCACGATTTAGAAAATTTAGTTGACAAGTATGTCGCTATATAATATACTACAATACATTATATATATAGTAAGTGTATTTTTTATATTTATAATATTTTATGCAATGGCAATGGGATTATTAAACGATATTTGTGGTTGTGCTAACGACTATGCATTAACAAATTTATGGAATTAAAATGTTATGGATGATGTTAGTAATACTACAAGGAACGGATATAAAAGAAAATGTCTACTTCAATGATTTGGATACGTGCCTTGAATATGCAGAAAAAATGCGACAACAAGACTTACATCAAAGACAGGCAGGAGACAAAATCTTTCTCAAAGTTTATTGCATACCTAAAGAAAGTGAGTAAAAGATGTGGATTCCAGTAATAACAATATTATGGGCGCTCGGTGAAAGTGCTACTTGGGTAAATTTTCCTATGGTTAATTTTCCTTTTTCATCATCAGATAAATGCTATACATATATAGAGCATGCAAGAAATAAAATAATACAAGACCCTCAATATCTAAATGGATATAGTACCTGTGTTTATATGGGTGAACCTACAGGTAAAGGAGAAACAACATGATTAATTGGGAAAAAATTAAATTTGATGTATGGAATAAAAGATTTGGTGAAGGCACTAAATTTGATTTAGATTATGGTAAATTATTTATTATAGGTTTACTTATATATCATATATTCTTTCAAGGTTAAAATGGCAGAGCGTGTTGACAAAGATAAAATGCCTTGTAATAAACCAAGGCGAACTCCTAACCATCCTACTAAGTCGCATATAGTAAAAGCATGCGAAGGTGGTAAAGAAAAAATAATACGCTTTGGTCAACAAGGAGCTAGCACAGCAGGTAAACCTAAAGCAGGTGAGTCAGATAGAATGAAAGCTAAAAGAAAGTCTTTTAAAGCTAGGCATCGTAGAAATATTAAAAAAGGTAAAATGTCAGCAGCTTATTGGGCAGATAAGGTAAAGTGGTAATATGTTTCAAGCGTTAATAAGTCCTATAACATCTCTAGCAGGTACATGGCTAGAAGGTAAAGTAAGTAAAGCAAAAGCAGAGACAGAAGTTAAAGTTGCTCGTGCTAAAGCTGAAGCTAAAGTTTATGAAACTGAAGCTACATCTAGTATGCTTAATGAACAATCATTAACAAGTCAGATGGGTGAAAGTTGGAAAGATGAATTTTGGTCACTTATTTTTGGAGCAATATTAATCTGTTGTTTCTTGCCTTGGACACAACCATATGTAAAAGAAGGATTTGTATTTTTACAAGAGTCTACACCAAATTGGTTTTCTAATATGTTATATATTATTATAGGTTCTAGTTTTGGTTATAGATTTGGTAAACAAGGTTTACAAATGATAAATAAGAAAAAGTGAAGATAACACCACAACACGATTTATCGTGGTATATTAAATGGTCAGCAAGTGTAATACTTCTCATAGCTATGGCACTTACATCTGTAGGTGGAACAGAACCTTGGAACTTAGGACTACATTTAATAGGTGTTATAGGTTGGTGTACAGTAGGAATATTATGGCATGACAGAGCTTTAATATTTATTAATAGTGTAGCATCATTTATATTTTTATCAGGGTTATTAAGGTGGTATTTTAATGTCGTGTGAATGTGGTGAAAACGAAAGTTGTAAATGTAGTAATAGTAATGATTTGATACCTGATAAACATGCGTATCAATCAAACAAAAGGAGAATGGCATGGGTTTTAATTATTCTTATGGGTATTACCACTATCCTAACTTTGGTATTCCCAGACAGACTTGCAGAAGCAGAAAGTATACTTATGACTCAATATATATCGATGTGTGGTCTTGTGGGAGCATATTTTGGTTTTAGTGCATTAGGTGGTAAAAAATGATTCAAGCAAATGGGTGGGAAAATCACGAAGAAACATTTGAAGAAGCATTAAGAAGAGAGCTACTTGCTGCTAGAGAAACTATATTTACATTACAAGACGATTTAAAAGAATTAACTAAAGCATACTATACTATATTAAAAGAAAATGAAAAATTAAAAAGGACACATTAATGGAAACATTTACCGATAGATTGAGAGAGGAACTTAAAATAGATGAGGGATGTAAATACGAAGTATATCTGGACCACCTTGGATTACCTACATTTGGTATCGGACATCTTATTACTGAAAAAGACCCTGAACACCAAATGGGGATGGGAACACCGATTGATGAAATACGAGTTAACGAAGCATTCGAACAAGACATATATGTAACATTAGGAGAATGTAAAAAATTATTTGATGATTGGGATAAACTACCTGAAGAAGTTAGATTAATTTTAGCTAATATGATGTTTAATATGGGTAGACCAAGATTATCTAAATTTAAGAAAATGATACAGGCTATACACGATGGTAATTGGTTAGAAGCGGGGTATCAAATGAAAGATTCAAGATGGTACAAACAAGTAACAAATCGAGCAGACAGGCTTATATCACGAATGCAGGCAGTAGGCTTGAGTTAAAACAACAAAAGCAAAGAAAGAGACATATTAAAAATTTAATAGAACTCTTTAAACCTAAAGAAAGAAAGTTTATAAAACATGGCTAGAAAACTAACAGATAGGCAACAGAAATTTCTTGATGTATTATTTACAGATGCAAATGGTAATATTAAAGATGCTAAAGTTATTGCAGGTTATTCTCCTGCTACAAATAATCAAGAAATAATTAAGTCTTTAAAAGAAGAAATATTAGAAGCTACGCAAATATATATGGCAAGTAACGCACCTAAAGCTGCTATGGCTATGGTAGGTGGATTATATGACCCTACAGAATTAGGCATTAAAGATAAAATGTCTGCAGCAAAAGAATTACTTGATAGAAGTGGATTAGTTAAAACTGAAAAGATGCAAGTTGAATCTACAGGTGGTGTTATGTTAATGCCTGCTAAACAAGTATCAGAGGAAGATGAGTAGAAGTTTAGGAAAGTGGAAGTTACCTCAACCTACAGATATTAAAGATGGAAATGAGTGGGTATCAATACCTCGTATAGCTAGAACAATACCTTTTGGATATATACAGGATAATAATGACCCTGATATTTTAAGACCTGTATCAAAAGAATTAGATTTATTAGAAAAAGCTAGACAACATATAAATCAATATTCGTATAGAGAAGTAGCTAATTGGCTAACAGCTAATACAGGTAGAAGTATTTCTCATATAGGTTTAAGAAAAAGATTAATGAATGAAAGACGACGTAAGGACAAAGCTAAAAGCATCCGTCAGTGGGCAGAATATGCGCAAAAGGCAATCGCCAAAGCGCATCAAATCGAAAACGAAAGAACAGGTGCAAACAAAGGAACAATCGTTACAGAACTATAGTACATTAGAATCTATAAAAGAAGAAGAAGCTAATATACTATTTAAACCTAATGAAGGACCTCAAACAGATTTTTTAGCTGCTTCAGAAAGAGAAGTTCTATATGGAGGTTCAGCAGGTGGTGGCAAAAGTTATGCTATGTTAGCAGACCCTTTAAGATATATGGGTCATTCACAATTTAGTGGATTGTTACTTAGACATACAACAGAAGAACTTAGAGAACTTATATTTAAATCTCAAGAGTTATATCCTCAAATCTGGAAAGGTATCAAGTGGTACGAAAGAAAGATGCAGTGGGTAGCACCATCAGGTGCAAGATTATGGATGTCATATCTTGATAGAGATGAAGACGTAATGCGTTATCAAGGTTTAGCATTTAGTTGGATAGGTTTTGATGAGTTAACACAGTGGTCTACACCTTTTGCTTGGAATTATATGCGTTCTCGTTTACGTTCTACAGCAAGTGATTTGCCCATATTTATGAGAGCTACAACAAACCCAGGAGGTGTTGGGCATCATTGGGTTAAAAAAATGTTTATAGACCCTGCTGCATATGGAAAGTCATTTAATGCAACAGATATTGAAACAGGAGAAGTCCTTAAATATCCATCAGGACATTCTAAAGCAGGCAAACCTTTATTCAAACGGAGATTTATTCCTGCAAGATTATCTGATAATCCATACCTCGCAGAAAGTGGAGACTATGAAGCAATGCTACTTTCCCTTCCTGAACAACAAAGAAGACAATTATTGGAAGGTGACTGGGATATTAAAGAAGGTGCAGCATTTACTGAGTTTGATAGGAAAGTACACGTTGTTGACCCCTTTAGTATTCCTAATAATTGGGTTAAGTTTAGGGCTTGCGATTATGGTTATGGAAGTTATTCAGGTGTTCTTTGGTTTGCTGTTTCGCCAAATGAACAACTTATTGTATATCGTGAACTTTATGTATCAAAAGTATTGGCGACAGATTTAGCTGATATGGTATTAGATGCTGAAGCAGGTGATGGCAATATTAAATATGGTGTATTAGATTCAAGTTTATGGCATAAAAGAGGAGATACAGGTCCTTCTTTAGCAGAACAGATGATTATACGAGGTTGTAGATGGAGACCTTCTGATAGAAGTAAGGGTTCTCGTGTATCAGGAAAAAATGAAATACATAGAAGATTACAGGTAGATGAATTTACTGAAGAACCTAGGTTAATATTTTTTAATACCTGTACAAATATAGTGGCACAATTACCATCTATACCTTTAGATAAAAGAAATCCTGAAGATGTAGATACAAAAGCAGAAGACCATTTATATGATGCTTTAAGATATGGTATAATGTCAAGACCAAGGTTTAGTATATTTGATTACGACCCACATGGAAAACCATCAAGTAGTATGCCAATAGCAGATTCTACATTTGGTTATTAAGGAAAATATATGGCTGAAGAAAAAGAAATGGATATAAATGATAATGCAGTTGCATTAGATGATACAGATACTCCTGAAAACTTTCAAGTAAAATCTGTTGTTGACTATATAATGGAAAGATATAAAAAGTCTGATGATTATAGACAGCAAGATGAAGATAGATGGCTAAGAGCATATAGAAATTATAGAGGTATATATGGACCTGATGTACAATTTACTGAAGCAGAAAAATCTAGAGTATTTATAAAAGTTACAAAAACAAAAACATTAGCAGCATATGGACAAATAGTAGATGTGTTGTTTGGTGGTAATAAATTTCCATTAAGTATAGAACCTACAGAATTACCTGATGGTGTTGTAGCTGATGTACACTTTGACCCTAAAGCTCCTGAGCAATTAAATGATGAACAAGGTTTAGAAAGTCCTTATGGATTTAAAGGTGATGGCAAAGAGTTACCTGCAGGTGCTACTGAAAAATCATTAAAAGATTCATTAGGTCCATTATCTGAAAAGTTAGCAGATATAGATAATTTAAAGGAAGGTCCAGGTTTAACTCCATCGTCTATAACTTTTAGCCCTGCTATGATAGCAGCTAAAAAAATGCAAAAGAAAGTACATGACCAATTAGAAGAATCAAATGCTTCTATGCATCTAAGAAGTGCAGCTTTTGAGATGTCTTTATTTGGTACAGGTATAATGAAAGGACCTTTTGCTATAGATAAAGAATATCCTAATTGGGAAGATGGTGGAGATTATAGTCCTTTAATGAAAACTGTACCTGAAGTTACACAAGTATCTGTTTGGAATTTTTATCCTGACCCTGATGCACATAGTATGGAAGAAGCACAATATGTAATTGAAAGACATAAAATGTCTAGAAGTCAATTACGTGCATTAAAAAAGAGACCATACTTTAGAGATAGTGTAATTGATGAAGTTATAGAAATGGGTGAAAACTATGTTAAAAAGTATTGGGAAGATGATTTAACAGATTATGCTCCTGACTATGGCATAGATAGATTTTCTGTATTAGAATATTGGGGTATGATAGACACAGAGTTATTAATTGAACAAGGTGTAGATATACCTGCTGAATTAAAAGATACAGATGAATTACAAGCAAATGTTTGGACTTGTAATGGCAAGCTATTAAGGATGGTATTAAATCCATTTAAACCTGCTAAAATACCATATATGGCTGTACCATACGAACTTAATCCATATTCATTTTTTGGTGTAGGTATAGCTGAAAATATGGATGATACACAAACATTAATGAATGGTTTTATGAGAATGGCTGTTGATAATGGTGTGTTGTCAGGTAATTTACTTATAGAAGTAGATGAAACTAACTTAGTTCCTGGTCAAGATTTATCTGTCTATCCAGGCAAAATATTTAGAAGACAAGGTGGCGCTCCAGGTCAAGCTATTTTTGGAACTAAATATCCAAATGTATCCTCAGAGAATATGCAGTTATTTGATAAAGCTAGACAATTAGCTGATGAGTCAACAGGATTACCCTCATTTGCACATGGTCAAACAGGTATAACAGGTGTAGGTAGAACTGCATCAGGCATATCTATGTTAATGAATGCTGCAAGTGGTAATATAAAAACAGTTATTAAAAATATAGACCATTATCTTTTACGACCTTTAGGAGAAGGTTTATTTAGATTTAATATGCAGTTTGATTTTGACCCTAAAATAAAAGGGGATTTAGAAGTTAAGGCTAGAGGAACTGAAAGCCTTATGGCTAATGAAGTTCGTAGTCAAAGATTAATGCAATTTATGCAGGTAGCAGGTAATCCTGCTTTAGCTCCATTTGCTAAGTTTCAATATATAATTAGAGAAATAGCCAAAGCATTAGATTTAGACCCTGATAAAGTTACAAATAATATGGATGAAGCTGCATTACAAGCAGAACTTATGAAAGGTTTTCAAGCGCCTTTACCTGAACAACAAGGAATGGTAGCAGGTGCTAATCCTGCAGACCCAACAGGAGCAGGTGGAGGAACTATAGGTACAGGTCAAGTGCCTTTACCACAAGAACAAGGATTTACAGGAAATAATGGACAAGAACCTACTCAGCAACCTCAAGCCACTGGTCAGCAACAGCCACCTATGGCAGGGGTTCAATAATTATATTAATGCACTTATAGAACAACAGCATAAGACATTAGAACAATCAGAAAATATAACAGCTATAAATAGGTCACAAGGGTCTATTATAGCATTAAAAAGATTAAAACTACTTAGAGATGAGGTATTAAAAAATGGCTAAAGCTATGGAAGAACAAATGAAACTGTTTGACGAGGGTGGACTAGAACAAGATGGTGGTACAATAGACCCCATTTCAGGTAATGAAGTTCCTGTTGGTTCATCGCAAGAAGAAGTTAGAGATGATATACCTGCACAATTAAGTGAAGGCGAATTTGTTTTTCCTGCAGATGTAGTTAGATTTATAGGATTATCTAAATTAATGAACTTAAGACAACAAGCTAAAGCAGGTCTTAAACGTATGGAAGCTATGGGTCAAATGGGTAACTCTGAAGAAGCTATACTCCCTGATGATATACCTTTTAACATGGATGATTTAGATTTAGAAGATGATTCTATTCCTGCTTATCAAGGTGGTTCAATACAATCTTTTGCAAATGGTGGTAGTCCATATGCATCTGATATAAATGTACAAGGTGGTCAAACATTTCAGCAACAAGATTTTAGTATACCTCCAATAACAACACAGCCAGTACAACCAATGCCAATAGATGATTATGTATCACCTATACAAGACAATACTCCTGTAGATGCTCCTACTGACCCTTTACCTCCATTTGATGTATTTATACCTCCTGTAGCTGATGAATATAGAGAGTATATAAATGATGAAGGCATTATTATAAATGTTCCATTTTTTAGAGGTAATATACTTCCAGGCTATACAGTTCCTAAAGGATTTAGACCTAAAGAAACTGAACCTGTAGATACTATCGAAGATGATGCTATTACAAATATAGCTGAACCTGAGGGTGAAGATAGAGAAAGACAAGAACAAATAGCAAAAGAAGATAAAGAAAATAGAGAAAGAAGTTATAGTAACACTGTTCAAAAAGTAATGGATGAAAATCCTAACTTTACTTTTCAAGAAGTAATGGATTATATAAAAGATGGTAAATCTACTATAAATATTTTTGGTAAAGAAATGAAAGCTCCAGGATTTTTATTTAATGAAAAAGATTTAGAATCTGCATATAATAGAAATTTAGATGCTTATGGAGATGATTTTGGTGAAAGTTATTCTCAGTTAAAACCTGATGAAGAAGAACGTGGATATACTTTTGGAGATGAAGCAGATAAAAGAAGAGCTGAAGCAGCAGCTAAAAAAGCAGCCCAAGAAAAAGCTGAAGCAGAAGCAGCAGCTTATCAAAAATCAAGACTAATAGCAAAACAAAAAGCTGAAGAAGAGTTTGCTAGAAAAGTTGCAGAAGAAGCTAGAAAAAAAGCTGAAGAAGAAGAAGAAAAAGCTAGAAAAAAAGCTGAAGAAGAAGAAGAAAAAGCTAGAGTTGAAAAACTGTTAAAGGAAGCTGATGAAGAAAAAGCTAGACAACGTGCTATTGTAGAAGAAGCTAAAGCAAGAGCATCTCAAGCAGAAAAAGAAAGAATAGCTAGAGAAAAAACTAAACGCGATTCAGAAGCTAAACAAAAACGAATGAAAGAAGCAGAAGCAAGAAGAGCGCAAGCTAGAAAAGACGCAGAAGAAAGAGAACAAGCTAGAAGAGATAGAAGAGATAGAAGAGACCAACAAGAACAAGATAATAGAGATAAAGAAAAAGCTAGTAGGGATAAACCTGGAAGTAGTTGTTTTTCTCCAATGTCTGAGTTTAAAATGGCTGATGGCACTCTTAAGAAAATTAAAGATATTAAAATTGGAGATGTTGTTGAATTAGGTGGTAAAGTTAGTATGGTTATGCAAGGCGATGGCTCAACCTCTAAATGGTATACATATGGTTCTACAAAAGCAACATCAACACACGCAGTTTATGAAAATAATAATTGGACAAGAGTAGGTACAGCAGAACAATCTGTATTTGTAGATACAGTAGAACCTATATTAATAACTCTTGTTAATGAAAATCATAGACTTGTAGCAAAAGATGGTGTAATATTTACTGACTACGATGAAGTAGATAATACAGGCATAGAAGATGACTTACTTCTTGAATTAAATAAGTCTTAATTGTTGGCTACTCAATCCCCCATAGTGGCTACTATGACCCCAACAAAGGAGAATAAAAATGGCTGAAGCTATTGCACAGGAAGCAACACCTAAAAAAGTTGCGTTTATGTCTAAACCAAAAAATATAGAAGACAGAATAAAAAAAGATGAAGAAGAATTAAAAAAACTTATGGAACAGGAAAATGAACCTGAGTCACAAAAAGAAGAGGTAAAAGAAGAAGAACCAAAAAATGCTGAAGAAAAAAGTTTTAAAAAGCGTTATGGTGATTTAAGAAGACACTCTCAAAAACAAACTGAAGATTATAAAAAAGAAATAGATTCTTTAAAAAAACAATTAGACTCTGCTACTAAACAAGAAATTAAATTACCTAAAACTGAAGCAGAAATAGAAGAATGGGCAAAAAAATATCCTGATGTAGCAGGTATTATAGAAACAATAGCAATTAAAAAAGCTTCAGAGCAATCTAAAGAGCTAGAAGAAAAAGTAAAAGCTATTGATGAAATGCAGTTTAATGTTACAAAAGAAAAAGCTGAAGCAGAATTATTAAGACTTCATCCTGATTTTGCAGAAATAAGAGACACAGATGAGTTTCATGAATGGGCAGATGAACAACCTAAATGGGTTCAAGATGCTTTATATGAAAACGATAGTGATGCAAGGTCTGCTGCTAGAGCAATAGACCTATATAAAATAGATAAAAATATAAGTGTTGGTAAAAAAGTAAAAACAGATAAAGAAGCAGCAAAATCTGTAAATACTAAATCGTCTAGAAATAAACCTTTAGAAGATGAAAGCTCTACTTATTTTAAGGAATCTGATGTACAAAGTATGTCAGCAAAAGAGTACGAAAAAAACTCCGATGCAATAATGGAAGCTATTCGTGCTAATAAATTTGTATACGATATTTCAGGAAATGCAAGATAAATGCTTGACAAACCTAAAATATTGGATATAACTATATAATATATATTAAACTATCCCTATGTATTATGCATAGCCACATAGTTATAATTCGCAAATATAAAGAATATTAGACCCACTCTGTCGAGTAAAAGCCCAAATTTGCAAAGTACAAGTAAGTTTGCACCTTTGAAAAATAGACCCCTGAATAAACTAAATATTTTGCATTTGTTTGTAGTATAATTAAGGAGAAATACTATGGCGTTTAAACAAGCTGCTGGATATGGTAATCTTCCTAATGGTAACTTCTCACCTGTAATATATTCTAAGCAGGTTCAACTAGCATTCAGAAAAAGTTCTATTGTAGAAAGTATAACTAATTCTGATTACTTTGGTGAAATCTCTGCAATGGGTGATACTGTTAAGATTATCAAAGAACCAGAAATTACAGTCAAGGAATACGCTCGTGGTACAATGATTCAACCACAAGACCTTGATGACGAAGACTTCAGCTTAGTTGTCGACCAAGCAAACTATTTTGCATTTAAAATCGACGACATAGAGGAAGCACATAGTCACGTAAACTTCTCTCAACTCGCAAGTGACAGAGCAGGGTACAGACTTAAAGATAACTATGACCAAGAGGTTTTAGGTTATCTATCAGGGTTCAAACAAGCATCAATCAATGCTGTTGCAGGAACTGCTAATGATGTCGTAAGTGGCACAAAAGCAGTATCAACAGCAGGTTCTGATGAATTGTTGACCTCAATGAAACTAAGAAAAGATAGTTTCAGTAACATCACAACAGGTAGTGCAGGAGACCATTCAATTCCTCTTGCTCCTAGACTAGGTGGTGCAACAGCCCAAGCAACTGCTACAGCTACACCTTTACAGGTTATTGCTAGAATGGGCAGATTGCTTGATACACAATTCGTAGATGCAGACGGAAGATGGCTAGTTCTACATCCAACATTCGTTGAAGTTCTCAAAGATGAAGATTCAAGACTTCTCAATGCAGACTTTGGTGAATCAGGTGGACTAAGAGCAGGTTTATCAATCGGCAAAATCCACGGATTTGATGTATATATGTCAAACAACCTACCTGCAGTTGGAACAGGTCCGGGAACTTCAGGTTCTGCGAACCAAAATTCTAACTATGGTGTTATTGTTGCAGGACATACTTCATCAGTAGCGACTGCTGAACAAATCAATAAAACAGAAACTTACAGAGACCCTGACAGTTTCGCTGATATTGTTCGTGGTATGCATTTGTATGGCAGAAAGATACTCAGACCTGAAGCTATCGTAACTGCTAAATACAACGTAGCGTAAGGGGAGGATAGACTATGGCAACTTATGATTTAACATCATCCGATACCACAGGGGTATCCTCAAATTCTATCGCAGCTATGCCATCTATGAAAAATACTCATGTGATGAGAAATATTGAAGCATACTTAGATATTGATGCTTTAGTAGCAGCAGGTGGTAGCTTTTCAGATGGAGACATTTTTCAGGTGTTAGAAATACCTGCAAATACTCTAGTCTTAAATGCAGGTGCAGAAGTGATGAAAGCATTCACAGGCAGTTGTACATTAGATATGGATTTTGCAGCAGGTGATGACATTATTGACGGTGCAGATATA